CCATCAACAAGATCCTGCGTTATGTCCAAGACCGGAAGAACGGTATATAGATTTGGTCACACCCGGAAGTCCCTGGCGAAGATGTCCATCTTCATACCCAGGCATAGACACGGCGACCTTGGAGAAAAACAATGCTGAGCGATAAAGAAATCGAAGAGAAGGAAAGCGAGCTAAAAGAAATGGAGAAACAGTTAGCACAGGAAGCCGAAGCCAAAGAGGAAAAGGCGGCATCTAAAGAGTTGCCATCCCCTGCCCCTGAGCCTTCACCCGCGCCTGAAGTTTCGCCACCTGAAGCTACGCCAACTTCCAACGCTCAGGAACCGTCGGAGGGGAAACCCGAAGACAAACCGCTGGAATGGGCGGCAGCGAAAGGATTCAAGAGTCCTGAAGACATGGCTAGAGCCTTACTTGCAAAAGAGCGTCAGTTCCACGAATCGAGGCAGAAGAGCAACCCTCCTCCGCCTCCGGCGTGGCAACCGCAACCCGAATGGCGACCTCAGCCTGAGATGGGAGGATATGTAGCACCGCCTCCCGCGTTCATGCCAAGAGGCAACTCCGTTCGTGATTTAGCGGCTTTGTACCCGGAGATCGACCCCGAAGACTTGAGGCGTTTCATGCCGGTGGTTATCGATGCGGCGGAAGCGATCGCCAATCGACGTACCCGCGCATTGGAGTCTCAGATCCAAGGGATCAGTCGAACGACGGAACGCAACAACGAACTGATGACGCTGATGCAAGATCCCGCATTTCGGGATGGCCGTGTCCAGAAAGAGATTCACGCAATCCTCGACGCTGACCCAACCATATTTCAACGGGAGCGGATGCCCTTGGCCCATGCCTATGAAAAGGCGATGGTCAAGATCGCCCGCGAAAAACTCCAACAAGGACAAAGCGCGGAGACACCCATAGGAACAACCCCTCCGGTTACAGCCGGTGGTGGTAACGGAAGTGCTTTCACTGCGCCTCGACGTATCACGCAGAAAGAATTTGATGCGTGGGACATTCGAGACCAGGAAAAGTACCTCAAGTCTAACGGGAAGGTCTTACCGAAAGCTTAATCCTTGGAGAAATTAAGAAAAGTTTAACAACTAAACTTTTCAACTAGAGGAAACTAACATGGCAGGAGATGCCGCAGCTACATTATCAGACGGCGCAACAATATCGGGGTTGTTGCCCAATTATTGGAAAAAACGATGGCTTTTGAGACACGAAGCCAAACTTGCTTATGACGAATGGGGACAGCAAGAACCGATCCCGATGGGGAACGGACGGACGATCATCTGGCACCAAATGCTTAACCCAGGTAACGGTTACGCCATTGGTGAAGGTGCGCCACCGAACGCTTCCGCTGTGTCGGCTCGCAAAGTGTCGGCTTCACTTACTCAGTACGGTTGGCTTCAGTCGATCTCGGACGTTCTAGAGAATTCGGCGGCTTGCCCGATCACGCAAGAACTCGTTGACGCGCAAGGCTATGCCGGTGCGTTGACCAAAGATAATCATATCTCGGACAAAGTCGGGTTCGGATCAGCGATGTCAACGGGAGTGGCTGACGCCGCTTCCGCGTTTACACCGTCGATCTTCTCTCAAGGGTTCCCGATCTGGGAACCGTCCGGCGACTTCCTTTACTGGCCGAACTCTTCGACCAATAAGGCGGTGGCTTTCGGAACCGCAGCTGGACAGGGAACATTCTCAGCGACCCCGACCATTGCGATGATCCGCAACGCTCGGACTCAGTTGGCGAACTTGAACGCGATCGAATACGAAGACGGAAACTTCCGTGGGATTATCCATCCCCAAGTCTCCGCTGCGGTTCGTTCCGATACGCTCTGGCCGACCTGGAACGCTTACTCGAACCGGGTAGGAGCCTTGTCGAAAGGTATGTTGGGTGTCATTGAAGGTGTGCTCTTCAAAGAATCGAGCGCGGCCTTTAAGAAATCCATGACCGCTTCGGCGTGGGCGGTTGGTTATCTCTCCGCTGGCGGAACGCTATACGGAACTCTTATCTTCGGTAAGGGTGCTTATGGCGTGACGAAACTAGCAGGGAAGGACATCACGGTTTCCGTGGTTCCGACCTCAGAGAAGAGCAAGAGCGATGTCCTGGCTCAAGTCGGTTACGTCGGTTACAAGTTCGACGTGGCGGCGAAAGTCTTGAATCCGTCGGCCGGTCTCATCTGGCCGTGGTACAAGACAGCCTTAGGCTAAGTCGTTAAGTTTACTGTTGCCGGGGGTGGATTCTTCCCCGATGAAGCCCTCGGCAATAGTTTTTAAAGGAAAGTAATGTTTCTAAATGCAGACGTGCCAGCAGTCCAATGTTTCTTAAGAAAAGAGTTTCTTTACAACCTGGAAAGTCGCCACGGGGAAACGGTTCCGTGCGCGATCATCGGGCTGGCGAGTCTACCCGGACGGGCGATCGGGTTCCATTGTCTAACCAACAATGGCGCGATGATCTGGAGATTGCCTATAAGCGCCTTTTGTCACAAGCCAAACGCGCCCAAACAGGATCTAGGAATACTTGAATTATGGGATTGCTTTAGTGAAGAAGTCTCTGTTCACGCCTTTTCCGAGATTCGGGAGATGCGAGTGCGAGTCCATCTTAAAGATGCGAAATGGTACGACGGTACTTATCTGTTTACGGTGGATTGGTGCGGGAGTTCTGGGGCCGATAATCCGGGAGATTGGGGGCATAAATGTGCTCATATCATTCAACTAGACAACGGAAATTACTGCGCTCAGCCGAACAACCGTATCCAATGGCGAGATCAGGCGTTTGTAAGCGAACCGTTCAAGACGAAACCGGACTATAAGACTAACACGCATATTTGGAAAGCCGAAGACGGTCTGAAATGGAGCAGCGATAACACAGACCGAATGTTTTACGAAGGGGATAACGATGCCAAGAAAAAAAGCCAAAGAAAAATCGGACGTTAAACAAGAAGTTAAAAAAGAATTAGAGACTAAACGTGTAGAGCCTCAAGAGCCTCGCGTCAAAGCGGCGACGACGACCTCCATGTGGAATCCGGTTCCAGATATGGGAGACGTGAAACCGCCGGAAGATTCAAAAGCATTATGCGAATGCACTCACGAAAAAGAAATGCACTACGGCCCGAACAAGCCATGGTGCAATACGCCTAATTGCCGGTGCGGTGAATGGAAAGCATTGTAAAAGAAAAATTCCTTACTTTCGGTAAGCCCGATATCGGTACGCAAGAAGCATCTGCGGTAGCCAATGTCATCAAGTCGGGCTGGATCGGATACGGTTCTGTTTCCAAACAATTTGAGAAACGTTTTGGTGAGTTTCTAGGGTTCGAGCATTGCGTAGCTGTGAATTCATGCACGACGGGCTTGATTCTCGCTTTAAAAGCGGCAGGAATTAAGACTTATGACAAGGTTTTAGTTCCTACGCTAACTTTTTGCGCGACGCTAAATGCGGTTCTGCAAGTTGGAGCGACACCTGTTCTTTACGACCACGAAGGCGACGTTACGAAAGAAACCAATATCAAAGCGATTATTCCAGTTCATTTATGGGGCGAAAAAGCGGTGTTTTCCGGCCTCGATACCGAAGGCGTCAAAGTTATCGAGGATTGCGCTCACGCTTTTGGCGGTTCGTTCGGTGGTCACTCACTTGGTTCCTTCGGCGATTTCGCTGTTTTTAGTTTCTATCCGACCAAAAACATAACGACTGGCGATGGCGGCATGGTGGTATGCAAAAATAAAGAAACGGAAGATATGGTTCGGATGCTGGCCTCACAAGGGTTAACTAAAGGCGCATGGAAAAGATATTCCGACGCGCCCGCCGAAGAATACGCGGTAGTTCATCCAGGCTTTAAAGGTCTTATGACGGATCTCTCAGCTGCGATGGGACTAGTTCAGCTTGATCGCTGGCCGGAGATACGGGCCAAACGATCCAAGATATTTGAAATCTATGAAGAATCTTTTGGAAAGAAAGCAGAAGGGCATAGCCAGCACATTTACGAGATCCGAGTGAAGAACCGTTCTAAACTTAGACGCCAACTTTATCAGGAAGGGATCGGGACGGGTGTTCATTATAAGCCTTTGCATTTGGAACCGGCGTATCAATTTCTAGGCTATCGCGAAGGCGATTTTCCGAAAGCAGAAAAGATCGGTATCGAAACACTTAGCCTTCCGCTTAGCTCAACAATGAGCGAAGATGATGCGATACGAGTCGTTCAGGCAGTCAAAAAACACGGGGAGATAGTAAATGGAATTTAAAGAAGATCCGAAGTTCAGCGTGATTATTCCGGTTTACGACGTGCCGGAAGGCGTTTTCAAAAGATGCTTGATGTCGATCGCCGATCAGGACTATTCGAATATGGAAGTGGTTATCGTTGCCAACGGCGGTGACGAAAAATCCCATAAGATGGCCGAAGACTTTGTGAAGCACACCGAAAAGAAAGCACTGTGGAAAGTCATCTTCACCGAGGAGAAAGGTGCTTGTCAGGCTCGGAACTTAGGATTTAAAGAATCAACAGGTGAGATCGTCGCGTTTGTAAACAGCGATTACATTCTCAAGCTCGGTTGCGTCTCGATGTGGGTAGATGCTTTGCGTTCCCATCCTGATTGCGGGTTTGTTTACGGTGCGTATGAATACGCGAGTTCTCAACGTGAAATATACCCGTCGAAACCGTTCGATGTGTTCCAATTAGAAATTGCCAACTACATTGACTGCGGTTTCCCGCTTTGGCGCAAACACGTTGTGGAATGGGACCCTAACGTTAAGAGTCTTCAAGATTGGGATTTTTGGCTTCGCGTCGTGAAACAAGGTGTTAAAGGCTACTTCTTAGGGCGTGATATCTCCTTCGTTGCGGAACCGCCGCGTCCGAAAGGGTTATCAATGGATTCGAGTAGTAACTGGATGGAGCGCGTTAAATTTATCAAAGACAAACTCGGTATCCCTATGCGGGACGTGTGTGTTACCTCGTATGGTGCAAAGAACCACGCCGTAGAGATCGCCAAGATGATCGGTGCGGACTTCCGAGACGATACTCTTCATAAACCTCATGAATACAAAGCTCTTTATCTGATCGGGTGGTATATGAAACCCGGCCAAGAAAACAACCCTCATTCATGGGCTCTGCAGCAGTTTAAGAACTGTAAGAAAATCGTTCATTTTGTTGGAGCCGATATCTACTGGCTAAGGAAATTCTCCGTTCAGGATATCCGCGAGTTTGCCGGTGCGCTGAGTTTGTCCACGGACTTTATTCTCTGCGAAAACGAAATGGCGCAGGAAGAATTGAAAAGCTACGGAATCCAGTCTCAAGTCGTTCCGATCCCGCCTTATTCTGATTTTGAAGTTTCGCCACTACCCAAAGAGTTTTCCGTCGCGGTTCTTTTAACCGACAAAAGCGATTTCGACAAATACTTAAAACAGCATACGTTGTCGATTATCAAGGCCATGCCGGACGTGAAGTTTCAAGGTTACGGAGATGCGGATCTAGGCGAGTTCAAATCTAAAAACTTTGTTATGAAAGGACAACTTTCGCGCAGCGATTACGAAAAATTCGTGATGGATAATTCTGCATATTTACGTTTGGTTAGGC